TGCCGTCTTACCTGTATCCTGACCACCCGTTACCCCAGTATTTGAAGTGCCTGTAGGAGCATTGTCAATAGATCCTAAACCATAGGTATATGCCCCAGGTGTTGTGCTGTAAAGAGGAGGACTATTGTATCTCCTTGTATAATAATTAGGAACATTGGCAAACATAGAACTCGCAAATTGATTAGGCGCATTACTAAATCTATTTGACATTCCACCAAGACCATAACCCATCCTAGAATTATACTGATTGCCGTAGCCCATTTGAGGGCTAAACTGGTTCCTATACGCCATCATTGGGTTAGTATAAGGTTGTGGTTGATATGTATTGTAGTTGGGTCTAAAAGAAGGTGCAGATAAATAACTCTCTTGTCTTCTCGGAGCTTGTTGAAGAGTATTTATTCTTCTTTGGATAGCGTTTGTCACTCTTTGAGCAGACGGAGAGTAAATACTACCACTAGCGGCACGATCTCTCTGTGTTAGCAGGTCACTTTCTAATCTACCTCTATCATCTAAAGTAGATATCTGATCTAACAAAACATTTTCAAAATCTTTAAACTGATCTGAATCAACAAACTCTCTTTCAGTTCCACCCATTCCTCTGTACGCACGATACATATCTCCATAACCTCTATTAGTGGCATCAAGGTCAGCAGCAGTCGTACCCATAGATGGGGTTGAAGAAGAGTAATAAGGCTGTTGGAATCCACCTAGCCCAGGCATACCACCCATTCTTCCAAAGTTACCAGGACCTCCAGAGAATTGAGAAATTCCGTATCTTTGTGGAGATGAAAACCTCTGTGGACTTAGATACCTTGAAGCAACATTTCTTATGAAATCCATATTCATATTGTTAAACGCTGGAGAAGAAGTGCTTGCTGTTGTAACAGGTGCTGTGCTTGCCATTGTGTCCATATCAGGTGTTGTGATTGGATCTGCTTCTGGAGGTGAGGTTACATTAGCCCCGGCATTTTCAAGAACTGTTTGCGCTTCTGGTGAAAGAGATGAAGTAGTGCCAATACCACTAGGTGTCTGCACTGTGAAGTTTTGAGGAGCCATGTATCCATATGATTGTGGTAAATAACTACCACCCATGCCTGTTTGGAATGTTCCTAAATTAGGATTCCCATAACTAGGAGCATTTGAAAAATTATAATTGCCACCACCACCTGCCATAATCTTATCCTATATAATCTGTGCCAGATTCCATCATCTCTGATAAACGACTAGCTCTGTTACCTACTTGCTCTGCCCATTTACTATCAAGCATCTCAACAGCAGCATTCTTCCAAGCCCCTGCTTCTATTGCCTTTAACATATTAGCAAATCCTTTGAGTCTTGGCATCCCTAAATTAAACATCATGTCTATAAGAACTCTTTTTCTTATATCATCTAAATCATCGTACCAATCAAAGGTTTGTTCTAATTCTTTAACGCATATATCTATATCATTACTAAGAAGGTAATCTATTTCATCATCAGATAGACCCCTATCTTCTAGGTTTCTACCCACACCAACAGTCTTAATGCCTTCAGTATCCTCGTAGACCTTATGCTCTACACCCTCATGCATTCTAATTTGTTGCCTTAATTTATCTGCTTGACTTTCCATAATCTTAACTACCTATTATCTACTGTATCAACTACTCGCCTGGCTATATTAGCCATACGTACAGATATATCTCTTAGTCTTTCTGGATCACCACCTCTTGATCTTTCTACACTAGCCATTGCCCTTAAATCTGAGAGTTGCCTGGCGGCTTTACTAACCATCTTTTTGTATTTAATTTTTTCTAATTCACTGTCAGACAATTCATAATTTCTCCGCTCTGTTCTTCTTACTTTAGCAACTGTATTAGTTATCTCATCAACAGAATCTTTAAGCTCATAAAATTTTTCTATTGTACCTTGTGGTACGCTATCACTTAAAAACTTTCCTACAAAATAAGATTTCTCAAAACCTTTTTCCATAGGAGGCATAACAGGTTTTCCTTTATATAGGTTTAACAAAGAATCAGCAGCATCAACAGCTACTAATCCCACAGTTCCTAAGTAACCTCTGATAAGATGATCAATCTGAATAGGAGAAGCTGGTGTTATATTAGATAAAGACTTAGCTAACTCTGATGTTCCTGAGTAATATCTTTCTGTTCTTTTTAATCCTGATACATAAGAGCTTTCAATAGGTTCTCCCGTAAATATATTATAGTTTCCTAAGACTTCTGTTATTGGTTTTACCGCTTGAGGTAAAGGAAGAAAATTAAATGTACCAGCTATATTTCTACTCATAGACTGCATGACATCTTTTACATCATCGTCACCAAACGCAGCTTCAAGTATCCTTTCAGGAATAACCTTAAACAAAAATCCCCACTCAAAAGGAATAGGTATTCTTAAAGGAGGCTTGTCATTACTCAAACCAATCATACCAGGGGTTAGTATCCAGTGAAGATCTCTTTCCTGTGCCCTCTGTTCTTGCCATTGCTCGTCATCGTGTTGGATCATCCAAAGTATAGTGGTTAGACCAGCCATCATACCGCTTCTAATTAAAAAGTTTTTCTGTGCTTTCTTAGCGTCTGGCATAGCAGTGTCATGTGCGAATGCTGTACGCATTAACATAAGACCTTGTATCCTGGCATTTAAAAAAGTAACCATAGGAATTAAAGCCTGGAGAACTGCACTGTCCCCTCGCCTTGCGTAGTTAATAACTTCCATAGCTTCATAAATAGCCTGGTCCTCATTACCTGTTTCCTTTAATACTTTTTCATAAACTTTAATTCTAACAGCCGCATCAGATGCATTAGATACATCACCAAGCCATTCCCACATACGGAACATTGTTCTTTTTATGTCTGCTGTTTTTCCTATAGCAGTATCCCTTGCAAACCCTTCTTTAAGTGTCCTAGATACGTCACCTGAACTTCCTCTTAAATCATAACCTCCGTACACAAGACTATTTTTTAAAGCCTCACTGCTCTCTGTTCCTCTATATGCATCTATAGCACCAGTGAATCCATCCCATATAGGAATAACAGATCTTCCTGTAGTGGCAGAAGCCATAGCAGAATCTCTTATTAAAGCAAAAGCCATAAAAGCAGGACTGCGTGTAATCATTTCTCTTAACAAGTTTGATGGTTTAGCAAGCATGTTTGTAAAGACGTTACCTTTTTGATGGGCAACTATGTTATTTAAACTAGATAACATTATGTCATCGTACACTCTGTAGTACTTAGTCACACCATCTTTTCTAACTGTTACCGCATTTGTTTTATCAACGCCTACATCGTTAGAAAGAATACTCTCTGTGATATCTTCGGCAATACCTGCTTGCTCCATTAGATCTATTGACTTGAGCAAAGCATTATTTTTTAAGCCTGAAGTAAGAGCAGTCTCTACATTAGTAAGAAGGTTCTCAAGGTAATCTCCCTTTATAGGTTTACCTGTAATCCTAACAGTAACCTCTGAATCAGGGTTCTGTTCTTTTAACACCCCAACTAACCTTTTAATCTCTTGAGGTGTTTGTGCTATGTCACTAGCAGACTGTCTAGGAACAGGATTGTTTCCTACGAAGATAGTAAATTGAACACCTCTTCCCGTTAGCTTAGGAAAAGTTTTATCTATATCAATACTTGGGGCTGAAAGACCACCTTCCGTAACATTACTTTCATTGTTAATACCTTCAGAATCTAATGATGGATACATTATCTGATCAACAGGAAAGTTACCTGACAGTTTATCTGTTCTATAAAATGGTATGTAGTCGCTATTCTTTAGCCACTCATCTTTCATGCTTTCAGTAATAACACCAGTGTCTACTAAATACTTTACAAGATAACCATTAAACTCTTGTAGCTCTGCATGAACTGCTTCAAACCCTGTAAGAGTTTCTCCATCCTTTGTGACATAAGTAGCTTCAGCAATCTCAGGGTATTGTTGCTTGGATGTTTCGTTTAATCCAAGAGCATCTGCAATATCCTTATCATTTTCAAACAGTCTTTCTTTACCTTCCTTCATTAGGTTCTGTGCCCTAATAGCAGCAGAGTAAGTTTGAAACTGATTCCATAAACCATTTCTACCAATAGGAGAAAGAATTGATCTTAACCCTCTGAGGTTTCTACCATCTTTATCTTTAGTCGCTGTGTATACTCTAACACCATTAAAGACAGGGACACCCCTGTTGATAGCACTGTTTAAAAATATCTTTGATCTGTCTGCAAGTAAAGCAGCAGCCATTGCAGAGTTAGCAGTTGTGGAATCTACAATAACCTTCTTAACATTTTTATCTAACCAACCAATAAACGCATACTTATTAGCTATCTTCTTTTCAAAGAGAAGATACATTTTTTTAAACGGACCTATCTCATTTAATTTAGAAGTGGTTTGATTTATATAAATTTCTCCAGCAGAGTCCTTAGACTCCTCATTACTTACTCTATTAACAATATCATTTTCATCGTTACTGTAAGAAGATCTTGCTTTCCTTGAAAGTCTTCTTAATGAAAGAGTGTTTTCAGTTATAGGGCGTTCTCTTTTATAAGCCGCCTCTACACCTTTTACGATAGCTGGATTATTAGGATTGCCGTCAGTTATATTTATACCATTTGCTTTAAGGTAATCCTCTGCGTCTTTTTGTTTTACAGAATCTTTGTAAGCTTTATTGTCTATATACGCTGTAACAACAGAAGCAACATTTTGATTGTTCTTACCCTCGTATAGATCAAGAATTATTTTTCCTTTATCGTTTCCGAAATCTGGGTTGCTCCAGGTAACTTCAACCCTGTCATTAAAACCTTTTTTAACAACAATAGTATTAGGTCTTCCTTTAGCCTTAGTCACTTGTTGATTCAAAGCTTGGAAAACAAAATCTTGTAGGTTATCAAATCCGTAATTTTTTAAAAGAGAACTATGTAAACCAGCATGAGCTAATCCAAATCCAGCACCTTCTTTAGTAGAAGCGTTTACCCAATGATCCCCTTTTTTTATTTTAACTGTATACCTATCATCATCTACTCTGACATTTCCAAAACTGTCTGTAGTGTTTCCAGTAGGTTCACCTTCTTCATTAACTTTTGATCGTCTAAGAGTAACCTCTGAATCAGGTGGTATCTTATGCCCACGCGGTCTGCTCCTACTATACTTCTTTGTTATAGTATTCTCATCTATTAATGATGCTGGTGCATCTGCAATCACTTGCTCTGCAACAGTATCTTGCTCTATCAAAGCGTCTTGCAAAGTATCTGACTCAACAACATTTTCTATATTGTTGGTATAACTTCCAAAGAACTCAGGATCATGTACTAATAATACTTTTCCTTCTGACCTAGCAACAGGTTTAAAACCTACATCCGAATACATGTCAGGATTAGAAACACTATCATTAATTGTAATTTTTCTACCACCTAACTGAGTAGCTAATAGAAGAGTGTTGTATATATTACTTGGATCATTTGCTCTTTCGCTATTAAACAAAGCATCAATCTCTCCATCTTCGTTTAAAGAAAAAGCTGATTCTCCATTAGATGAAACAAACATCCTGGTGGTAGAATAATCTTTGCCTGTATCTACAGGATTTCCTGTTCCAAGCTGATTAAACTTAATAGTTTCTTTGAAGAAAAGAGATGACGCTTCATTTGAAGGAAGCTCATTCATATCTGATAAAGATATGTTAGAGTTGCTCATCTTAATAGAAGATTCGCTGCCCTCTGGTATAGAGTATGTACGCTTTATCTGACCTTCATACTTAATACCATTAGGCAACAACAACACAGAAGGCTTGGGCTTACCTGCCTCAAACAAAGATAGCCCAGGTTCCCTTCTAATACTTTCTAGTTGGTTTGATTGGTTAGTGTTTTCCTCATCAGATCTCCTAGAGACTTGAACATCTTCTCCTCCGAGTCTGGATCGTTGTTCTGGCTCGCCAGGTAAAGAAAGTCCTCCTCCTCCGACTGGTACTGATCTGGAGAGTGTCTCTTTAAGGTCTTCTTCTGCTTTCCTGATGTCATCTTCTGTAACTCCCTTTCTTTCTTGGTTAAGTATTACTTCAGCAGCATCTGTAAAATCATTATCTTCACCTAATCCTGAAGACACCCCTTTGTTTACATAATGCCTTTTTTCAGGATACCACAGTATAGCCTGTATGTCAGCAGGTTTTAAATCTAATCCTGTCTTTTCTTTAATATTGTCTGAAACAGCAGACATAACTTTTCTCATGTACTCTCTGTAAGTTCCGTTTTTAGGTGTATCAAAAACAACACCATTAAAGTTCTTAAAGAAAGTATTGGCTTTTACAAACGCTTCAGGATTAAAAACATTTTCTTTAAAATCTGACGAGAAAATTTGTTGTGTATCAGAAAACAAATCTTTAAACCTATCTTTGTTATCAGACTTTTTAATCTCAGACTCTAATGTTTTCATTTCTTTTGAAAATACAGACATATTTTTACTGTAATAATTTTCAAGAGGAGGAAGTTCTATACCCAAAGCCTTTGCTGCTTCGTATGTTCTGTAAGCATTATAAAATTGATTGCTCCACATTTTTCCAATGACATCAATTTCTTCTGCACTGTCATAGCTTGTGTATTTTTCTAATGGAGAAAATATCTTTGTAATAGATTTCTGATTAACTTCAAAATCATATGGTTTAGGATTACCTTTTTTAACTGCTCTAGCGTTTGCTTCTTTAATGTTTTGATTAACGCTTCTAAGCAACCACTTTTGAGCAGGATTATCTTTATTTTCTATAAACAAATCTTTAATCTTTTTTAATCTGACAGCTTGTTGTTCCGCAGTAAGGGGACTTTTAGCAACCTGTCCCAAAAATCTATTCATAGTTCTTGTAAACCATCTATCTTGCGTAAGAGCCATCCTATTGCCTCTTATATTCTGATGGAAAGCTCCGACCTTTGGACCTAATATAATAGAACCAGTTAAAGTTTGATCTACATTTTCTTGAGATACTTTGCTAACTCCGTATGTATCTTTTATTGAATTATCAATCATCCACTGATTAAGATCACTTACAGAAATAGGGGTATCAAGAAACTTAATAAAGGAATCAAGATCAAATCCTTCTACCTTCCCATCTATTACACCATTAACAAGTCTAAACGCTTGAAGCGTACCGCCTTTAATAGAGCTTTTGTTTGTAAAGTCTGTAGCACTTTCAGGTAAAGAATTATTTCTCTGATAAAATCTATAAGCCTCCAAAGCATTTTCAAGGTTTGGTTGAACTGCCGTTTGATTAGACAACACAGCAAGAGCTAACTCAAAAACATCTTTGTTCTTTTTACTTTGAAAAATACTTGGTTCTATCAAATATAAGTAAGTATCTTTTCCAGACATTTGATCTGTGTACCAGGTTGCTCCGCTATCATCTTCGGCAATACCTCTGAGTACTTCAGAAGATATCATGTCCCTTAGTAAAGGAATGTTTTCTAATGTCCTCTCTATAATACCACCAGAGTTTTTCGCTGCTGTGTCCATTTTAAGAGCAAGAGAATATACAGTTTCAGAACCTGGTGGTAGTGCATCAGGAAGTTTACCATCTAACGTAGACGGATAATCATTTACTATTAACCTGTCTTGAAAATCTAAAGGAATAGTTTTTAATTGATCCTTAGCCATATCAACATATTTCTGACCATTAGGAGACAAAGCTTTTTTTATAGGCGAGGCAGCATCTTCAAATAATTTGTAATCAGTTTTGTTTATTTCTGGATCTCTTCCTTTTTCTACACGAGTAAACAAATCTTCTGCTTTTTCAATATCTATTTTCTTTAACGCTTGTTTAATACCAAGTAAGAAGTTTAATATTCTTCTAAAGATACCAACAGGAGCATCAACTTTTCCACCACCTTTTGTATTAAATACTTCGCTACCATTACTCCAGTCTCTCATCATTTCAGCAAAGGCTTCTTCTACCTGGGCTTCTTCATTAAGATCACTGTAATCTTCTTTAGCTATTTCTAAATAAGTTTTACCCTCAAAGTCTGCATCTGCTCTGTTTGGTTTGATAGCTTTAGAAACAATATTATTTATTAACTCAACATCACCCTCTACAAAAGGACCACCTAATCCACTGTTCTGCATTTCTATAAGTGCGTGTACAGACTCATGGTTAAGAACATTTAGTAATTGTTCAAACTGTTGAGAATCAGATAAAGAACTGTCTAGGTTTAAAGCAAGCTCAATAACTCTTAGATTATCTTTATTACTAAGATAAGCTCCTTCTCCACCTATTTCTGCTTCGCTTCTAAAACGCAACCCAATATCACCTAAACCTCTAAGAGCAAGCTGGTTCATTACTTCACGAGCAAACTCCGCTGATCTATTTTTTATACGTTCAGATGGGTCAGGAATTAAAGAGGCTTGATTTAATCTATCTTCAAAAGATCCTGTTAAAGGAGGCATACCCTCAAAATCTTTTTGCCTGTAAACTTTCTCACTATCCAATGGAGTGCCAACCGAATCAACACCACTTTCTTCACGTTGTTTACGAGCTTCATTAGCTCTTATATTACGAAGAGGATTATATCTTTCTTCTACAGGTTTTACTGTATAAGAAGAACGATTGACACCATCTTTAACAGAAACAGATTCGTCAAGGACACCTCGTGCTTTTAGAATAGACTCTATATCTTTATGGACTTTACTTACTGGAGTGATAGTCCTGCCCATACTTGAATTAATAATTTTAGTTAATTGTTTCTTTGTTTTTAAAGGAGTCGTTTCGTTTGTTTGTCTAATGTTAGAAATAATATTGTTGATGTCTGAAGACGTAAAGTCTGGAGATGAAAGAACAGGGACATCAACTGGTTTAGATCCTTGAATACTTTCAAACACAGGCAGTTTATTTATAGAATCGTATAGGACACCTTTTTGAACTTCAGACATGCTATCAATTTTAGAAGCTCCAGTAGTTCTTCTTAGAAAAGTATCCCAAGCTCTACCTGATGTCTTAATATTTTTAGTACTTGCAAGTTCATTAATAGCTAATTGCTTTATGTTTTCAATAAGATTAGGTTTTCTTTTTCTTAAAAGAGCATCTCGTGCGGATTGCTTTTGATTATCAGGTACAGAAGAAACTATATCATCAATAGTATATTTATCATCTTGTCTTATATCCTCACCCACCTGAACATTTATACCAGCCTGGGCTGTTCTTTTTGAAGCAACACTATTACCTAAAGAAGCAATACCAATCGTTCCTCCAATCTCGTTAATCTCATCAACGGAGAAAGGATCTATAGGTGTTGAAGCCTCTCTTGCAGCGTTTAATGTAGCTTCAGTCTCTTTTATCTTAGCGTCTTGTAAAGACTTTCTTGCTTTTTCTTCTGTAATAATACCTTCTCTTTTTTCTATAGCTCCTAGTAAATTATCATTAAAGAACTTCTTAGCTTCGTTAGCTTCTAACCTTGCTCTTTCAGCGTCACCATTATAATTTCCAGGACTAAAGCTTCCAAGAGTGAAACCATCATTAGTCTGAAGTCTCCAATTACCACTCTGATCTTGTTCTAAGTCAATAGTAGTATTTATATTAACAGCAGGAATATCAGCTAACGTATCTATATTAGCTTGTGCATAGTCATAACCACTTACCTGTAAGCTTTCTTCCGTAGAAACATCGCCAACAGGAACTAAATCACGACCACCAGCAGGAACTAACGCAGTGCCTGGATCAGGAAGAAGATCCTTGCTTTCTGTAGTTAATGGTT